CACGTTGATCGCGACGATGGGCGCTGAACGCGGCCTCGAAATGGACATATCGCCAGACCTCACGTTCTCCGAAGCGCAGGAAATCATTACCGAACTGAAGAAAACCCCAAAGGTGAAATGACATGGGCATCATTGAGAAAATTGCTATTTGGGTAATCGCTGGAGCGTTCATCGCGGCCGCGGTCGTGTTCGTTGTTGACATTGTGCGCCCGCTGGATCCGGACGGCTTCTATGAGTGACCTGCCTTACCCGTTCAGCCCTGCCGAACTGCCCTACTACCAAGTAGCGCTCGGCACCGGCGAGTACGTATGGGTCGTGCTCGCAGGCGACTACCGCGCCGCGGTCGACGAACTTGAACTCTATAAAGACCTGTACGCCGCGGAGTTGAACCGTGGAAAGTGAACGCGCTTTCCAAGACAAGGTCATCGCTATGGCGATCATGTACGGCTGGAAAGTTCAACATTCACGGCCCGCGATGTTGCCTGGCGGTGGCTGGGCCACTCACATCCAAGGTCACGTCGGATTTCCCGATCTTGTCCTGGTGCACCGTGACCGCGGCGTGATCTACGCCGAGTTGAAAGCCGAACGCGGCAAGGTCTCCCCGTCACAAGCCGACTGGCTTGAGACCCTCACCGCGGCCGGTGCTGAAACATACCTGTGGCGGCCCAGGGACTTCCAGTTCATCGTGAAGCGTTTGGCGGGCACTCATGACCGATAACGCCTGCCATCCGCTCTACGGGCCATACAGGCACCAATCGTGCGACACCTGCGCCTACCTCTGGCGCTTCCCACAACGCCGGTGCTCCGTCGAGCACATCGAGTTCTACAGCGGCGGCTACTTCTGCGCCGACTACCACAGCATCTACACCGAGAAAGACCCCACGAAATGACCATCGTCCGTGCACCCCGCCCCAGCGAAGGCTTCACGATCCTCCGCAACGAAAACGTCCGCAACCAGACACTCACCTTCCGGGCACGAGGACTACTCGCCTACCTCCTGTCAATGCCCGACAACTGGGCCACCAACTCCGAACGCCTCCAATCCCGATGGACCGAAGGCCGCGACGCAATCCGCAGCTCAATCAAAGAACTCGAAGCCGCGGGCTACATGACACTCCACAAAGCCCAAAACGACAAAGGCCAATGGGTCTCAAACTGGATCGTCACAGACCATCCACGCATGGAAACCCATGTGAAAAGACTTGCCGTGCTTGTGGAAAACCTCAAACACCCGACGCCTGAAAAACCGACGTCGGATAATCAGGCGCTTATAGAAGAACTAACTAATAAAAACATGGTGCAAAAATCAGAGACATGCTTAGAGACCCTTAAGAAGCTCTGTGGATATTGCCGCGGCACAGGCCACGACCTCGACGACCCAGAACAGATCCACCCATGCCCTCAATGCCGCGGTGACGGGATCAGCCGATGACGAGCACAGGCAAGCCGCGTCGAGACCTCGACACCCCCCAATACCGTGCCGCCCGCAAAGCCTTCCTCACCGAATGGATCGGCCCCTGCCATTGGTGCAAACGAGCAGGCGCAACCACCATCGACCACCTCATTGAAGCCGACCGCGGTGCAGACACCATGGACATCAACAACTGGGTCGGAGCCTGCCACAAATGCAACAGCCGCCGCGGAGCCGAATACCTCGCCAAAAAGAGAGCCGCGTCCGTTCAAGCCAGGCAAAAAGCCGCGCAAAGCCAAAACCGGCATTCTGAAAAAAATCAGAAAAATGACCGAATTTTTTTTGAAAACGAAAAAATAACGCCCCCGACCCCAATCTCCGTCTTATCCGAAAAGCCCGAGAACCAGCCGGATCTAGGCGAAACCAGGCTGAACGTGCCGGATCGTGCCCGAGGTCTCGTGATCCCGCCGCGTCTGGAAACGCCGATCGGCTTTGCATCGGTGCCCAGCAGCTTTGGTGGCGAAGTCGCCGAGTTGTCGGCCCGAATCTTGGGCATCGAGCTGATGCCGTGGCAGATCCGTGCGCTCGAGGGGCAGTTGGCGCACAACGGCGACGGCGATCTTCTCCACAAACGATCTCTAGTCTCGGTGGCGCGGCAGAACGGCAAGTCCGTCGCCCTTAAAGCGTTGGCGTTGTGGTGGTTGACCAAGCAACCGATCCACCGCGGCCAACCGCAGCTGGTAATCTCGACCGCGCACAAACTCGACCTGGCTGTCGCCCTGTTTCAGGATCTTGCGCCGGTCTTGGAAACCCAGTTCGGAGCCAAAGTCAAGTGGTCGTACGGCCGGAACGAATGTGAACTACCCGACGGCACGAAATGGCTGGTTCAGGCGTCGACCGGCTCCGCGTTCCACGGCCGCTCCCCCGATCTCATCCTCGCCGACGAAATCTGGGACATCTCCCTTGACGTGATTTTCAACGGCGCGATCCCATCGCAACGCGCCCGCCGAAACTCACTCTTCTCTGCCTGGTCAACCGCCGGGACCGAATCGTCCGCAGGCTTCCTTAAGCTGCGCGAAGAAGGTCTGAAGATCATCGACGAAAAGACACCAGGTCGCCTGTACATGGCCGAGTGGTCGCCGCCGTCTGGGGTCGACCCGATGGACGAAGTGTGGTGGTCGTTTGCAAACCCTGCCCTCGGCTTCACGCTCGACATGGAAACGATCCGCGACGAGTCCCGCTCCCCCGATCAAATGTCTTTCCTCCGGGCATCGCTCAACATTTGGGTCTCGTCCGCCCACTCGTGGCTTCAGCCAGGGCAGTTCGACAAAAACACTATTGACACCCTGCCGCCTGGTGGTGTACTGGCCGTCGATTCCAGCATCGACGAGTCACAGTACGTCGGCGTCCGATCACAGCTCATCGACGGCGGCCAGATCGGAGTTGAGGTCGCGTTCATCGCTGGATCCCTGGGCGAAATGTGGACCAAGATCCAAGAACTTGCCCCGACCGTTGACCAGGTGGCGCTCACCCCCAGCCTCGAAGCCCTCGCCCCCCTCGACCTGGAGCGCAAAAAAACTGTCGTCGGGTACGCCGAACTCATCACCCACACCTCAACCGTCCGATCGTTCATCAACGAAGGCCGCCTCGCCCACACCGGCTCCATGCTCTTGTCCGAGCATGTGAACAGGGCCGTCGGCATCAAAACCCCCCAGGGCTACGTCGTGTCCAGCCAACGCTCCCCTGGGCCGATCACCGCCTGCCGATGCATGATCTGGGCAGTAGCACTCGTCGCCAAACCACAACGTCGAGCGAAGGCCGCTATCGCATTCGGAAGGTGACCGATCACTTTCTATCTCTTTCCTAAACGCTGGAATATTCATTCCATTTCCGGAATACTCCGAAGCGATGGCACTATTCCGCCGAAAGATCGAAGCCCCCGCAGTCGCGTCCGCCCCCTTGAACGCTGCCGCCGCTGGCGCTTCCCAGATAGGGCAGTTCTATTCGTATTCCGTCGGGGCATCCGAAGAAGCTGCCCTATCTGTGCCCTCCATCGCCCGCGCCGTATCGCTTCTCTCCACCGTCGTCGGCACCCTCGACATGAAGTCGTACACGCTCCAATGGACCGGCGACGAATACGAGAAACTGTGGGTAGAAGGCGAGTCCTGGATGTCGCGGCCCGACCCGTCGGTCCCGCGCCAGTTCATCATGGCGAAAACCGCCCGCGATCTGATCATGTACGGCCGCGCACATTGGGCAGTCACCGCCCGCTACTCGACCGGCTACCCAGCCCAGTTCCAATGGCTTCCAGCGAACATGGTCTACTCAACCAAAATGCCCGCCGCCCCCGAGTGGTTCGGAATGCCCGACGACCTCGAGTTCAACGGGCTGCCGCTCGACGTCGCCAACACAATCACATTCCTCAGCCCTAACCAGGGCATCGTCTATGCCGGCCGTCGGGCTGTCCAAATCGCGCTTCGTTTGGATCAAGCAGCGGAACGCTTCGCCGCGACCGAGATCGCTGCCGGTTATCTCCAACAGACAGCCAACTCCGAACCGATGTCAGCCGAAGAACTCGGCGAACTCGCCTCGGCGTGGGCGTCGGCCCGCCGCGTGTCCGCGGTCGGTGCCCTGAACTCTGCCGTCGAATGGAAAGAGTTCACATCCGATCCGTCCAAACTGCAGCTCGTTGAGTCACGCAAATACGCGGCCCTCGAAATGGCGCGGCTCTTGGACATTCCAGGCTATTTGCTCGGGATCGACCAATCGGGCATGACGTACATGAACGCGCAACAGTCCCGCCAGGACCTGATCTTGTTCGGTGCCCGTCCGTTGCTTCACGCCATCGAAGAACGGCTCTCCATGGACGACGTGCTGCCCCGCGGCCGCCACGTGCAGTTCGACGTCGAGGAATACCTCGAAGATTTCATGGTCGAAACACCCGACACCTATCGCGAACCTGCCGTGCCCGACATGCCCGAACTACCCGAAGACGAAATGGACCTCGAATGACCATGATCCGATTCACGGCCGACGCGATCACCGTCGACGCCGCATACAACGACGAAGACGAACCGCGCACGATCTCCGGCATCGCTGTCCCGTGGGACACCGCGGCGACCGTTTCTGGCGGCCAAACCGTCAAGTTTCTGCGCGGCTCTTTTGACGTCAACCAGAAAGCCGCCAAACTGATCGAGAACCACAATCTTACGCAGCTGCGCGGCACCGTTCCCGTGCTCGAAGACACGGACCGCGGCCTGGCGTTTATGGCGCAGTTCGCTCGGACCCGCGCCGCCGACGAAGCCGTCGAGCTCGTCAAGGCCGGAGCGTATGACTCCGTGTCGGTCGGTGCCGAACCGATCAAGTTCAAGTTTGACAAAAACGGAACGATGATCGTCTCTAAGGCGATCCTTCGTGAACTTTCCCTAGTCGCAATCCCAGCCTTTTCCGAGGCTGTGATCGAAAACATCGCCGCTTCCTCGGCCGATCCAGAGGACGACGAAACCCAACCCCAAGACACCCCCGAGGAGGACCAAGTGTCAGAAGAAATCAAGGCCGAGGCCGCACAAGCACCGGCAATCCACCCCGTTCAGCCCATCGTCTACGCAACCGCCCGCAAGGAAACCCCGCTGCCGACAGCCGCCGAGTACCTCGCCGCCGCGATCGCTGGCGGGTCCGCATGGCTCGACATGTCGGCCGCACTTCGCGCAGCTGCACCGGACGTCGTCACCACCGACACCCCTGGCATCCTGCCCACGCCGATCGTCGGACCGGTGTACAACAATTACCTGCGGGGAATTCGTCCCGTCGTCGACGCAATCGGCGTCAAGGCAATGCCCGGCGGCGGCAAAGTGTTCATCCGCCCCGAAGTGACCACCCACGTTTCGATGGCTGTCCAGTCGGCAGAGAACGCCGCCCTCCAGTCCGGCACGATGGTCGTGTTCAACAACCAGGTCACCAAGGCCGCCTACGGCGGATATGTCTCGATCTCCGAACAGGATCTTGACTGGACCGACCCGAACGTGCTCGCCCTCGTCCTCGACGACATGGCCCGCATTTACGCCAACCAGACTGACGACGTCGCAGCCGACGCCCTCGTGTCCGGCGCTTCGGTCACACAGAACTTCTCGACCGCATCGCTCGGCGACCCCGCCTACTGGGTCGAGTGGATCTACACCGCCGCGTCGACCATCCTGTCGTCCAGCAACGGCAACCTGCCGACCCACCTGTTCCTTTCACCGAACCGTTGGGCCGCGCTCGGCAACCTGAGCGACACCGCAGACCGTCCGCTGTTCCCGCAGGTCGGCCCGATGAACGCCTACGGCAACCT